ATTAATTTATATTCATTTTTATCTAAAAATATATTTTCTGATATATACAAGTTACTTTTTTTATCAAAAGATATTATTAAAATTTTTGGTAACTTCGAAAATAAAATTCGTGTTGTAGCCATATGGTGTATTACATTATCCTTGTCTTCGAAGTTTTCGATGATATTCCATTTGAATGAATCTTCTAACATGGTTTTCAATTGGTTTCCGTTAGATGTTAATATATGAATACTAAATGGTTCTTCTATCTGTGACTTACCACCCGGCCATATAACTTCTTGTACTTTCTTGCCATAAAACCAATCCTTCACTATTGGCTGGGATCTTTCAAGTATATCTATTATACAAAGTATACATTCTTGTATATCATTTTCTTCGAAATCTTTAAATCTCGGAAATTCTTTTTGAAAACATTTAAATAGTTTCGAAACATTCATAACTTTGACACTATTGTTTGTTGTCCAATATATATTTACAAGTTTTGAATATAAATCGGTAAATTCACAATTACCATTGTATTCATTTTTTAAAAAATGATTAGAAAGTATAGGTATTTGTAATAGACATTGTAAGGAAGTGTTAAAATAACATGTATTTTTTAAGTTGTCAAAACCTTTCATTATGTTTTATGAACAAAAAAGGCTTAAGTAAAACACGCAATTCATATATGTAAAGAATACATGAATATTCAGAGTGTCACTAAAAAAATTCTTCCTTTGTTCGAAAAGTTCAAAGAAGAAGAAAATTCTGAAATTGAGATCAGATTAGGTAAATTTAATGGATCTTTTTTTGACACCAATGTCGGGGAAGAAACATTTAATAAACTTTTATACGGTCTAGAAAAGTATGATGGTTGGGAATCTGTTATTAAGAAAAATTATGAAGTCTTCTATAGCGATGAATCAAATGTCAGACTAACTATTGACCAAGAAACAGATCAGCAAACACAAGTTCAGAAAATATCGATACACAAAGAAGACTTCAAGAGATATAAAAATACACCACTTGATGTTCGTTTTAGTTTTTCAAAAGAAATCCCAATCGAAGGGGAATTTGTCATGGACAGGAAAAGATCAAAAAAACGCATTTCATTTTTAAGGAAAAATTTAAGTATAGACATGACTTATTCCGCAGGTGACACAGAAGATATGGATGCAGAAGACGAAACATCCTTTCAAGTTGAACTTGAAATTGTAAAACCAAAGAATGTAAAAGACAAAGACCAACTTTTCAACATTATCCATAAAGTGAATGATTTATTTAAATTGTTGTCTAATAACAAATGATACACTTCATGTTAATCATACTTTTATTTATTTTGATGTTTGATAACAAGATAAATACAAGAGAGGAAGTAGATAATTCTAAAAACTTTTACATGTCCGGTGGAATGTCAAAGGAAATATACAATAAAATAAATGATAGTAAAATGAAAAGGACATTTCTTTACTTAGAAGACTCTCTATTGGAAATTGAAAAATTAGCCATACAAAATGGAATTGTTATGACAAAAGAAGCTACATTATTATCCAATAAAATAAAAGAATTATTTCCCCAATATAACTTTTCATACCACGGAATACATTTAAAACAAATCGCAGAACCAACTAAAATAGTTAACATATATCTATCAAGTTAAATAGAGTTAATAAAACTCTGCGATGACTATCACTCTCTATTCCATCAACGTTGCGAATTATGTACATGATTAATTGATTATCGTCTTTTTGTGGCTCTTGATTGTGTTGAATTTCGAGTTTACACATGGTTGTTATTGGGTTATTTCTCCCCCATCTAATATAATCACAAACAATGTATATAATCCCATCGAGAAATTCTTCTTTTGCCATTTCTAACCATGAATTTTTTGGGGTTCCCCACGTCGTTGTATCTAAATCTACACGAACACCGTGTCCATATTTACTTTTACCAAGTTGAAGTCTTTGTAAAAGTAGATGTTCCATTATATTTAATCAATATATTAATTTAGTTTTTATTCCACTTTATGCGTGTATTCCAATCTTCACTATTATGAATAGTATTATATAGAGAACAAGTAGTATTCAAATTATTAGTACTACTAATTCCGAACGTGCTTTTTTGAGAATTAGGAACATTTCCTGCAATTCGCCTATCATTATCGGTTGCAAATGGTGCAGATGCGTATTGCACCCCCCATGATAGACAATTGTCATTTCTTTGTTGAGTTGTAGTTAACATCACCGTGTAATCGGTTTTGCGTACATACTCAGAATTACCCGACTCCTTTACATCAAACCCATGTGTTTGTACTGCGATAAAACGATACCAACCAGGATTGAAACTTTTAAGATCAGACCAATCAAAACTTGCCTCGATTGTGTCATAAATGGTATAGTTCGACCTATATATAATAATTCGTGGGATTTCGATAGACAAAGGTTTTACAAGAGCAGAGGCTTCAGACACTGTAATATTATTATCTGTTATGATTTCGTCTTCTGTTCTTGACATATCAAAACCACCCTCAGCACGTGGTGTAAAAGTAATTGCCCCGACATTATCATATTCATCACGTGCGGTTACTATACATGGTTTGCTTGGATCTACAGTACCATCATTATTTTGTGTTCCAAATAATGTTGTATTAAATTTGAATCTGCCCGGGTAAACAATTCCATAATAATAATTACCAACTTTAAATACATTTCCAATACGTACTGGTTTTTGTATAACGTCAAAGTTTGTATCTGATATAAGAGGAGATTCACACGATCCCTCTTCTACATCACCATTTACAGTATCACATGGTTGACCACCAAAGTCACCTGGATTAACTACAGTATACCTTCTATACCTGAGTCCGTTTGCATCACATTCACTATACTCACTCCAATAACCATAACAATCATTGCATATCTTTTGTTCACATTCTTCAACAATTGTTTCTGATGTATTCGGATAATTATTTATATCTAATGGACATGACAACCCACCATTTTCCGGAAAGGTTTTAATATTTTCTACTCTGTATTTAAATCTAGTTCCATTTGTTTGATTTGCAGGTGTACATACAGGTACACATTGACTCGTACTGTACATAATTTCACAATCTATTGGATCGTGTGATACACGTTTCACATTGAATATATCGGTGTATCTTGGTCTCGTGTTCGATATATAAAATTCGTTTATTTTGTATAATTTACCATAACCACTGTCAATGTGTAATGAAATACTATTGACTTCAATAGGATTAATCGTAACACTTATTTCAACTTTACCAGTATTTAAATCGACTGTGTCTTCTGTGACTTCTACATTTCTCAATACATTTCGTTTAACATCTAAAAAATTCATAAACATTTTCTGTTTATTTCTTATAAACTTATTTTGATTAATGTAAAAGACAACATCGATACCATTAGGCATACTTTCTATTATTAATATATAAATTAATTCTGGATCAGACATCCACTTCTTTCGGTGCACTCCGAATAACGTACAGCCCCGTAATCAGAAACATTACACTGTACTCCACCATTGAACTGTCTTTCAGTGATGCGTAGAATTTCCCTCTGTTGCCCAGTTCCACATGTAGTACTGCAATCACCATCATATTGCCACTCATATTTACAATCGGAAGGATCTGATGAAACTTTTGTTATGTTTTTTACGGATATGTATTTTCTTTTTGTTGGTTCTTCTAGGGTACCAACCCGTTTGGATAGTAATAGATTATTATCATTCACTTGATTTAAATATACATTTATATATCCATTTTTCAATTGATTATATTCATCGAGATATATTTTACCAGTTTCTATAGGTGTAATTTCCAATTGCCTATATTCGTTGGTATACATTTTACCAATATTTTCTAGAGATGCATCTTTAATTCGTATTACATTTTTATTAGCATCCATAAAAACAAATAATAAATATTTAAGTTTTCTATCGGATATTTCATTAATCCAACGGTATCCAGAAGAGTCATACAAAACAAACCTACGTTTATATCTGTCGAAGAAACCATTTACCATGTCCCATGACAGAACAAAATTGAGTCTCTTGGACATTTAATTATATAGATATTTTTTTTATGGTGTAACATCTTCTAATGAAAATAATAAACCTGTTAGTAATCTGGGTCGGTTTGTAGGATGTTGAATATCAATCCATCTGCTCATAGTTATCATATCTGCACTTTCGGCTTGTGGAATGGAATTCAAAAAATAACAATCTACACCATTATCTCTATTTCCTATTTTTACTATATTGTTTTCGGGAAATATATAATTTTGTAAATAATCAACAACTGTTCCATCATTATACTTATTATAAGGTTCTGAAATATTGTGAAAATAAAACTTACTCGCCTCTTCAATCGTAGATTCTGTAAATTGTGCAACCATACCATCATTTCTACTGAAAATATTGAGAAACATGTCATTATTTTCATCACTTTGTAACTTCACAGCTCCGTCATAACCAGCTGAAATAATACGAACCTTTGATAATATATCATTTTGTAATGTGCTTTGAGATGAAACTGGTTTTATAGATGAAATTGGTATTCTAGAATATTCGAGTTCATACGAAAAACTATCACCATCTATAAATGTCTCGGGTTCTATTTTATAAGATTCATAGAGTTGTGTATAAGATGTTTCGGTATTTGTTATATTAAATATTTTTATACCATAATACAAGTCATCTACGTATATCTCAAATATATGCACACCACGTGCATCTTTTGATTGATCCATTACGGGAATTGAAATGTCAACTTCTGTACCAGTGATAATAGTTTCTCTAGTACTTTCTTTGTCGTAATTGTCACTGTGAACAATCTTAAGGCGTTTGCCATTTAGTTTCTCACTGACATCCAATAACATATTAAATATAAACGTACCTGTAAATTGTCCATCATACCGAAATCCACCATATTCCATTGTTTTTCTTACAAGTTTCATTTCTTTGACAACTGCATATTCAAATTCGGTTGTTTTATCTTCTTGTGCAGCAAAATTAAAAATAAAAGGATCATTTTGACCACCTTCATTTTTATTTTTGTAATATCTGTAAATAAATATTCCAAAAACTAACAGTAACAATGATGCAAAGCCTATTATAGTTACACTGGAGCTAGACATCTAATATTATCTATTATTTTTTTTATCTGTATATTTCAGAATGTCTCTTGATGATCTTCCCAAGAGAACACAATATGTTCTGATAGATTCGAACTTTATCACAGGAACAAATAATACATTTTCTGTTGACCTGACTCTCAAATCTAATACACATATAGAAAACATAAACAAAGTCATAGGTCTAAAAATGGTTGATTTTTATATAACCCAAGTTGGTGACCATTCAGAATCATCACAAACGGATATAGCTAAATTTATAGACATCGTATGTCCAGAAATTCCAAAATTAGCACAAATATTAGACGAACGTCATGGACAGGTTTTTGCAAGAGTTCCGCTTGAAAGACACTATGCAGGTAGTGCACAGAATATTGTAAGGGATAAACAATGGAAGTCGTTTCAAAGACAAAATATGTTATTTAATCCAATATCTATAAAGCAATTAAATTTTAAAATATATGAATATCAAAGTGATAAAGATTATGTACTATTACAACCCGATGCATCTTGGCATATGATACTTGAAGTGACAACTATAGACGTAAAAGAAAAACCCAAAGACAAAAATGTACAAATTTTAAAAATGTTAGAAAAACTTTGTTCTAAAATAGATACATTAAATAGTAATGTTGTAAAATTACCAGACAAGGAAGAATCAAATAAACAAAGTAAATATTCATTCGGTAGTCTTGTTATGATTCTGTTGGGTTTGTTTGGTGGGTTTATTTGGTGGGTAAATAGGTCTACTCCCAACTTCCCATCTTAATTTGGCTTCGTAGTAATATACAGGTTTCAAAATTTTACCGTGAATATTATACTTACCAATTCCGGTAATGGGTTTAAAATTTTTGTCAAATTGAATATGCCTCATTTACTATACTTGTTAAAAAAAATAGTAAATGAAGTTTTACTAAGGTTTTATTTAATCTTCCTCACTCACCATAGCGACCTTTTTTTTAGTTTTTGAAACACATTGGCATTCACAAACACCCTTTTCACCCTTTTCACCCTTTTCACCCTTTTCACCCTTTTCACCACGTTTACCTTCTGG